GCTCGCCCTAGGCCTCGTCCCGCTGGTCGGCGCCATCGTCGGCTGCCTCATCGTGCGCGCCCTCGACCGCCGCAAGCTGGCCCGTGACCCGCGGCTGCGGGCCGCGATCAAGGCGCACCCGTCCAGCCGGGCGCACGCGATCTACAAGATGCCCACCTGCGGAAAGACGATCTTCGGAGTGGATCCGTTCGATCTACTGGCGAAGCAACTGTGTCACGAACAGAACTGTCTGGACTGCATGAAGGAGAGCGCGGCGTGAACTGGACATGGGCAGCACTGGGTGCGTTTGCGCTGCTCTTGGTCGACGACCTGTTGATCCGGCGTGACCTGCGTGAGGTGCAGCGCATGGCGCATGGACACGTAGACGTCGGTGCGCCGAAACCCCTGGACCACGCTGGCGTTGAGGCCCTGATCGAAGAGCGCACCAAGTTTCTGATCTCGCACGTCGACTCGATCTATGCGCAGTTGGACGACCACCAGAAGCGCTTGACCATGCGTGGGCAGCACATCAACACCTTGCGCCGAGCTCTCGAAGAGCAGATCGCGCTGACCATCAAGACCGCCCAGCGTGCCAATGCGCTCATGCGCTACATGCGAACCGCTCTTGCGGCCGGCGAGGCGTGGGCGAACGAGCACGAGCGCAAGGTCGCCAAGCTCGACAAGGTCGCGCACGGGCACGAGGAGATGAGGAAGCGATGAGGTTCTCGAAGCTGAGATGTGGATGCGGGTTGCCGATCGGGCTGGGAGAAACGTGCTTGACCTGCGGCATCTTGCACTCAGAGGTCCCGTTGCCGCGTGACATGATCAACCACCCGCCGCACTACACCGACCACCCCAGCGGCGTGGAGTGCATCCAAATCACCGAGCACCACAACTTCTGTGTCGGCAACGCGATCAAGTACCTGTGGCGCGCCGGCAAGAAAAGCGACGCGATCCCGGACCTGAAGAAAGCCCGCTGGTACATCGACCGTGAGATTCAGCGCGTCGAGACCGAGTGGGGTAACCGAAAGAGCGGCAAGCGATGAGCGAGCGCCTCGCTGACCTTCGGGGCAGCCACGAGTACTGGGCCAAGGACGACAACGACTGTGTCGAGCTGCGTGCCTCTCCGGACTACTCAGAGGGCGGTGTGTATCTCGATGCCGTCGACGCGGTGGTGCTCCGAGATTGGTTGACCGCCTGGCTCGAAGCCCAGAAATAGACGCTGCCCCCGGCCGAGGAACCGAGGGCAACATCGCACAGCTTCCCGTACTGATCATGGCCGACACGTGTTCAGGGGATCGACCGCCGCCGAGTGTAGACGGAAGGTTGGTCCCCAGTGAGCAGTACCCTCTGCACGGCCCCCCGGTGCTCGTTCCCGGCTTTGAACGGGTTCTTGTGCCGCAACTGCGTTGACGTGCTGAAGCGCGACCTGGGCGCGATCCCGTGGCTGCTCGACGAGCTCGAAACCACGATCACCCGCCAGGACAAGCTCACCGACCCGTCCGGACGCTCGGGCGACGAGCGGCCGCTGCCGATCCGGCTGCACGCCATGGAAGCCCGGCGTGACCTGAACGTGACACTGGCCAGCTGGGCCGCGCACACGGCTGGACGGTTCGACGGACTGGACCGGTCGGTGATCTGGACCGAGCTACGGCTGGCGAACTACCTGCTCGACCACCTCGGTGACATCCTCACCGACCTGCACGCCGGGCAGATCGCGGACGAGATCGGGTATGCCCGCGGCATGAGCCAACGAGCCATCGACAAGCCGGTACCCCGCGTCTACGTAGGGCCGTGCGAGGACTGCGACAAGGACCTGTACGCGCACCCGTCCGCCGCCGAGGTCGAGTGCAAGACACCGGACTGCGGCGCGGTCTATCCGATCGAAGCGCGCCGGCGGTGGTTGCTGGGAAAAGCGGAGGACCAGCTCAGGACGGCAACAGACCTGAGCAGGGCACTCCCTGACCTGCTGCAGGTCAGATTGACGGCGAGCATGATCCGAGCGTGGGCGCACCAGGGCCGGATCACACAGCACCCGCCGCTGCCGGATCGCCCGCGCGATCCCACGTATCGAGTTGGCGACATCCTCGACGTCTGCAATGAGGAGCAGGAGAAGGCTGCAGCCAAGGTCAGGAAGTTGCGCCCAGCATGTTGACTTGCTTTTTGCAAGATCTCAACGCATCATTCTGATACACACGCCAGTTGTAGCTGAGCCAATCGCTCCTGGCGTTGCCCCGCCGATGTGAGTCGGCGGGGCTTTTTCTTGCCCACCGAACGGAGCGCCTCATGTTCCGTCGTGCCCTGCTGTGCGCCCTGGTCCTCACGCTGGTGACCGCCGCGCCGGCCCTCGCCTCGCCCGGTAACCACAATCACCGACACCGACACGTGACGAGCTGGTCGGATTTTCGTGGTGACCGCGGCGGCCGCAACAACGATGAGGTCTGGTCCGACTATGACGACGGATCAGACGACTCCAGCTCCGACGACTCCGGCGATGACAGCAATGCACCGGCCACGACGCCGGACACGGGTGTACAGAGCCCAGCAGGCGGCGTGGTTGCGTCGGGGGCGCAGCAGACCATCACGGCCAGCCTGACCGGCTACTCGTTCCAGGACAACACGCCGCCCGGCAGCGCCACGATCTCGATGCCGGTGCTGCACTCGAAGGCCGGCGGCACCGGCACGTACGCGGACCCGATCACGACCGCCGTGCCGGGCAGTGCCGGTAGCCCGGAGACGGCCAAGGGCACGCGGCTGTACGTGGCGAAGCTCAAGCGCTACTTCATCGTCGAGGACAGCGGCGCGACGAAAGAGGGCGGCAAGCACTTCGACCTCTGGGTCGACGGCCAGGGCTTCAGCAAGTCCGCGTCGGATAAGTGCATGGATTCCTACACCGGCAGCTCGAGCGTGATCCTGAACCCGCCAGCCAGTGAGCCGGTCACGGTGGGGCCACTGACAGGGAGCAACGGATGCAGAATCTAGGGCCAGAGTTCGAGGCCGCTGCGATGCGGCCCGTTGATCACGTCGCCATGCAAGCCGAGCGAACCGAGTGGATCGCTAGCGAGCTCGAACACTTGGCGGCGCGGATCCGTCGTCACGGGTGCGTGGACGGCACGTACAGCATCGAGGCGGAACAGCGAGCGCTTGAGCCACGTGGCGAGTACTGCGACAGCGAGCCGACCGGCCGCTACACCCACACGTTGAACGTCATGGTCGACCGCAACCAGGAGTTGGTAGCCAGCTCGGGAGGTTGACCCATGAGCCGATTGACGAACCCCGACGACCAGGTCGGCATGGAGTACGTGCTCGGCTCCAAGGGGAAGCGCTACTTCACGCCAACGATCCAGCACGTCGATGCCGAACTGGCCGACGTCACGATGCGCGTGACCCGCTGGACCACCGCAGACAAGTTCCCTGACCTGGTCGAGTGCCTTACCGCCGACCGGGACAAACTGCTGGACCGCCGCTGCTACCTGATGTTGATGGGCGACCAGGACGTCCCGCCCGCCGCTGACCTGGGCACGACGGATCGCGGGATGGTTCGTTAGTCCGTGTTCCCGATCTGATACAGCCGAGCCTTGGACAGCCCCATCGCGCCGGCCACCTCGAGCACCATGGCTGGTCGGTCGTCCTGCGGGATGGCCAGGAAGTCCTTCACGAACTTCTTGCGCCGCGCCACGACGCGCAGGTACTCGCGCTCGATCTCGGCCGCTTCGCGTAGGAACTCGTCGTGCTCGTCCGTTACCGCTGCCTTGTAGTTGGCCTCGGCCAGCTTGAGTCGTGCGCGTTGCTGCTGAGCTCGTGATACCCGTGCCGCCGACATGGCGACAAGGGTACACACGGGCGGTTCGGGGACCAAGGATCCTGGACGCGACACGGCTTACACCGCCTCATTCGTGGCGGCCTTGGGCAGCTTGGCGAACAGCTCGATCACCTGCGCGTCAGTGTCGGTCGTCTCGACCGGCTGCCGGCGGGACGAGATCAGATCAGACAGCGCGAGTTCGCGGCGATCCACGTGCGAGTCGATGTCGAACTTCGTGGTCAGCGAGTCGACCATCTGCAGCGCCATGGTCAGCCCTTCGGACACGTCCACCGCCGGCGCCTCGGGCTCCTGAAACACCGGTGCGCGCAGCTCGTCGGCCCACATGACCACGCGCAGGATCATCACGTCCTCGCGCATGGTGATGGCCACCAGAGACTCGCGCGACCGCATGACCATCGTGCCGATCGCTGCCTTGCCCGTGGCGGTGAGCACCTCGGCGAACAGGGCGTACGGCCGGTTCGCGCGCGGCGCGTCACCACGCTTTTTGATCAGGAAGTCCGGGCGCACGTAGTAGGTCTTGCCCAGGTACAGCGGGTCGATCTGATCCGGATCGCAGAACGAGTCCAGATGGATGGCGTGGTCTTTCGCGTCGGTCAGGCCGTCGATCTCGGACTTGGTGAACACGTGCTCGTGCCCGTCAGCGTCGGTGTGGCTGCGGCCGATGTCCCCGTACGCCAGCTCGTCACCGCAGTCCTTGCAGTACCACTTGTAGCCCACCCGACCCCCGTCGACCGGGTGGGCCTCGTGCAGCTCGATGCCGTGCTCTTCGGTGGCGCCGTACAGCTTCACGGGCACTGAGACCAGGCCGAAGCTGATGGTTCCGGTCCAGGTGGCTTTGGCGAACATGGTCTGCTCCTCGGGTTGACGGTCTGGCGACCAGTAGCGGGGCTGTCGCATTCAGCCCCGGAGCTGGTGGTCAGCGAGTGCTTGCGAGGTAATCGAAGGTCTCGATTAGCGCGCGTTGTCCGTAGGTGCGGAGCTCGGTGACCAGCGTCTGGTAGTCGCTGTCTGAGCGGTACTTGTGTGTGGGCTGCGTGTAGCTGATGTGGTTGAGCTGCCGCTGCCCCGCCATGAGGGTGATCACGCTGCCGGTGGCGTGCCGCGTAAGCCGGACGGTCTGGTCGAGTGCGGTGCTCGTTGTCATGTCCATAACACTAGACCTGCAGAGCAAGAGATGTCAAGAGTTATGCGCCTGTTCAGGCGGTGCGATTGCGCCGGCCACCAGCTACGACGCGAGGTACTGCGAGGTCGCGCATGGCGCTCAAACCGTGCCTCGCCTGCGGACAACCCACACGCGGCTCGCGCTGCGGCGGCAAGTGTGGAACCGCCAGTTACCGAGCCTCGGCCACGTCCAAGGGGCTAGGCCGGATACACCAGAAGATGGCCCATCAGCTGATCGCGGACTGGATCGCGCGGTACGGCTGGGTGTGCCCAGGCTGGAAGGATCGGCCGGCGCACCCGGTGACGCCGTTCGCTACCGGGGCGGACCAGCTGACCGCCGACCACATCGTGCCCAGGTCGGTGCGGCCGGATCTCATGCACGAACCGTCAAACCTGGCGATCTTGTGCCGGGCATGCAATAGCAATAAAGGCGCGCGGCTCGACTAGTCGACCAGAATGCCCTGTCTCGTCAGCGGCGGAATCCGTTGCGGTCGGTGCGGTGCAGGCCACCATGGTCGATGGCGATGCAGAACGCGGCTCGTTGGTCGTTCATGCTGGTCCGCAGTTCAGCTAGGGCGACACGCTCCGGGCTACCAGGCGCGGTCGGGTGGGCTCGCTGGCGAGCATTGGACATGCGACTAGCGAGAGTGGACATTGCGCAGTAGGCCTTGATTCGCATGCGCTTGTGAACGCTCACCGGCCCCGTGAAGCAGTAGGGCCGGCAAGCGGACGGGCTAGTCAATGTTCTGCCGAACGAGCTCCGCGAAGCACTGCTCGCCGGCGGGGATGGGTCGTGGGTTGAGCTCGATCCGATCGCGCTCCATGCGAAGCGCGGTGACTGCATCGTGCGCCGTGTTCCACGCGTCGTAGATGTACGACGGAACGGCGGCCGGGTACAGGGTTCCGAGGGCCTCGTAGTCGCTGACGATGTATTCCATCCGCGCGATCTGGGCGTCGATCTCGGCGAGGGCTTTGGCGAGCTGGCGGGCGTTGAGGTGCTTGGTCATGTCCATAACACTAGACTCCAGATGAGAACGCGTCAAGCTTTATAGCCCACCAGTTCACGCCTCCATCTCCAGATCCTCCGCGCACGGCGCCGTCACCGGCGCCTCGAGCCCCACCGCCTCAAACCCCCAGTTGGTAGCAATGCGGCCCTGCCTCGAGCCGATGAGCAGCTTCGCGCGGACCAGGTAGGACTCGATCGACTCGAGCGTGCGGCTGTCGATGTCCGCCCCCATCGCTAACCGCTCCATGCCGACCGGACCGCCCTTGTGGACCTTGCACAGCGTCCAGAGCACGGCGCGATCAGACTTGGTCAGGCCGTTGTGGTCGATGTCCTTCATCTCTAGCGCCCGGTTGACGTCAATCATGGTCACCGGCACGTCAGCACTGTCGCCGGCGGCCACCGCGAACATGTGCGCCGAGCTCAACAGGTTCAGA